CAAATTGCAGGTATTGTTACCGCAGGAGCACAAATTGGATTAGAAGCTACAACAGACTTTGTAAAAAACGCAGGTGCCGCATTAACAGCAGGAGCAGGATCACTTGCGAGTGCTGTATCTGGGGCAGGAGGTGCCATATCAGGTGCCATGGCAGCCGGTGGTTTTGCCGCAAATATGGCAACATCTATCACAGGTGGATTAGGTTCTATAGCTACATCGTTAGATGGAATGTCAAAGATAGCAGGCTCGGGTTTAAGTGGATTACTTGATAGTGCAAAAGGAATTTCTGGATCTGCATTTTCTGCAATTACTGCATCATTCAAAGCATTTACTCCTGGTATACCACAAAATTTAACTGCAATTGCTGAAAAGAATGCAAAAGCAGCCGAAGCCGCAGAAGCAGGCTCGGGTGCAGATGCGGGACCAAAACTTGCTAATGCTTTATCTAATATACCTACAGGTCTAGCCGCGGCAGCAGGTGGACTAACCGGTGGACTAACAAATGCAGTTAGTTTGGGTACCGGAGCATTAAGTGGACTTGCTGGTGCAGCCAGTGGTGGTTTATCTTCTATTGCAGGTACAGCAGCCTCACTTACAAAATCTCTGTCATCTATCACTAGTGCAGCCGGCATAACCTCAGTCACTTCTACATTGGGAGCCGCCTCTACTATTGGTAGTTCGATTTCTAAAATTACATCTAGCATTCCATCAAGTATACCCGGTCTTGCAAGTGGAGTAAGTTCTTTACCCGGCGGAGTTAGTGCAATATCTTCTATTGTTAATAATGCTACCGGAGCACTTAATAATGTTCCTGGATTAGGTGCAGTGTCAGCATTAGTAAAAAATACTTCATCATCAGTGTTAAACAATATATCAGGATCGTCAGCATCACTAAGTTCATTAGCAGGCCCATCAGCAGGAGCTTTGGGAGGTGCAATTAATCAAGCAACTGCTGGATTAGACGTTGCAAGTCTTTCAGCAAAAGTATCAGCCGGAACATCTTCACTAACTTCTTTAGTTTCATCAGGCTTACCTCCTAGCGCGGCTGCATCACTAGCGGCAGCATTTAATTCATTAGATTCGGGTGGATCATTACCCATAAAATTACCCACAGTAGCAACAAATACTACAGACAGAAGCGAATTGGCTTCTCAAATTACTTCAGTACTCGGAAATAAAAAAATACCTGCTCCAAATTTTGGAGGAAACATTTCTACTGAGACCAACCCTGAATTAGCAAGATTAAATGATTTAGTAGATCAGCAATTAAAGTTATTAAAAGAACTTGAGGATCAAATTATTGTAGTTGATGAGGCTAGAGTCGCATTCCTTGAATCAACAAATAATTTACCACAAGGTGATGAAGAAATTGAAACACTAAAAGTTGCATATAGAACTGAACTAGATAAAAAGTTAGCTATAGAGCAAAAAATGAGCGATATTGCTGACCAAGCATAAGACTAAATATAATATGCCTACATATATCGGATTTAGCACAATTAACGCAAACAAACCAAGATCCACTGACCTCAACGCAGGGGCAGACGGAGGTACTGGTTCTATAACACAACCTGTAATTTTTGGTAAGAAATTTAAAATAGTTGATACACAGTTAGTAATTCAAGATTTTGTAAATGCTTTGAATATACAACAGGGAGAAAAAGTAGGAAATCCGGGATATGGAACGACACTATGGAGTTTTGTATTTGAGCCCAACACCGCAGATGTTCAGTTTCAACTAGAAAATGAAATACGTAGAGTTGCAAGTTTAGATCCTAGAATGATATTAAATTCTGTAAAGGCTTATCCGCAAGATAACGGGATATTACTTGAAGTTGAAATGGCTATTGCTCCGTTTAACAATGCATTTCAACTGTCTGTATTCTTTAATAACGCAACAAATACCGCAGTATTGCAGTAACCCTAAAAATCCAGTGTTTTCAGTTATGATAAATACATGAAAGAGAACACGATCCATGGCTACAAGTTCAAGACAATCAGCAATATTCGGCGTAAACGACTGGAAAGCCATTTACCAAACTTTCCGTGAAGCCGATTTCAAAAGTTATGATTATGAAACCCTTCGTAAAAGTTTCATAGATTACTTACGTATCTACTATCCTGAAACGTATAATGATTACATTGAGAGTGCAGAATTTATTGCATTGCTTGATGTTATGGCATATATGGGGCAAGGTCTTGCTTTCCGTAACGATTTAAACGCACGTGAAAACTTTATTGATACTGCTGAACGTAGAGATAGTGTTATAAAATTAGCAAATCTAGTTAGCTATACTCCAAAAAGAAATCTTACAGGTGAGGGTTATATCAAAGTAACAAGTGTACAGACTACACAAAATATTACAGATTTAAACGGATTTAATTTAAGTAATGTTCCTATTTTATGGAACGATCCTGCTAACCCAAATTGGTTAGAGCAGTTCAATACAGTAATAAATGCATCATTAGTTGATGTTCAACGAATAGGTCGCCCAGCTAATTCAGCACAAATTTTAGGAGTAAAAACAGACGAATATACTTTGCAAATTCCTGCTAACAGTATACCAGTAGTTCCTTTTAATTCTAGTGTCGATGGATTAAACATGAATTTTGAATTAGTTAGCGTAACTAGCACCGGTGAAGATTACGTATACGAGATTCCACCGCAACCAACTAACAAATTTAACATGCTTTACCGCAATGATAAATTAGGATACGGTAGCCCAAATACAGGATTTTTCTTTTATTTTAAACAAGGTTCATTACAAACTTTTGATTTTAATTTAGCACAACAGATTTCAAATCAAGTAGTTGATATTGATATTCAAGGTATCAATAATACTGACACATGGTTGTATCAAACAACAGCAAGCAATGGATTAATTGGTTTGTGGAAACAAGTTGATAACATTTATGCAAATGCTTATCTACAAACTGAAACTAGCTTTAAAAAGATTTTCTCAGTTAATAGCCGATTTAACGACCAAGTTAGTTATGTGTTTGGTGACGGTGTATTCAGCGAAATTCCAGTTGGATCATTTAGAGCATATGTTCGTGCAGGCAATGCACTTACATATGTAATTCAACCTACTGAAATGCAAGGCATTTCAATCTCATTTAGTTATATTAGTAGAGTTGGCCGTCAAGAAACATTGACGGTTGGATTGTCATTAACAACTCCTGTTTCAAATGCTCAAGCACGTGAAACATTAGCTAACATTAAACAACGTGCCCCAACTCGCTATTATACACAAAATCGCATGGTTAACGGGGAAGACTATAATAACTTCCCGTACACTCTATACAGTTCTATTATAAAAAGTAAAGCAATTAATAGAAGTAGTGTTGGTGTGTCACGTAATTTAGATTTGTTAGACCCAACAGGAAAATATTCAAGTACAAATACTTTTGCAAATGATGGTGCAGTTTACTTAGACGCAGATAATGGCTTTTCAATATTAACCATTAATAGTTCAGGTGATATCATTACCTTCTTATCTGAAACACTAGCAGCCATACTTGCTGATAATCGTTCTATTCAATATTATATTCAAAATTATACTAGATACAATGTTAATCAAGCATCGGGAGATGGTACAGTCTCTTGGCAAACTAGTACAGTTAATGCAAATAGTTTGACTGGATATTTTTATAACCTTACAAATAATGTTGATACTCCTATTCCAACAGGAACATATTCTACATACAATGCAAAATATATTACAAAAGGTGCATTGTTAAAATTTACAGCACCTCCTGGTTTTTATTTTGATAGTAACAATCGTTTAGTTAGCGGAGTAGCAACACCAACTGATACTACTTTTATTTGGTCAACTGTTTTGAATGTTGTGGGAGATGGTTATAACAACGGCTCTGGACAATTTGCAAATGGTACAGGCCCAATTACATTAACTGGATACGTTCCGACAGAAGCGGTATTATCTGTGATTATACCTGCATTTGATAATACTTTACCAAATTCGGTCATACAAGAATGTATCATTAAACTTGAATTACAACAAAATTTTTCACTAGTGTTTAATAATTCATTAACGATTGCACAAGATCGTTGGAGTGTTGAAGCATTTGATGCAACTGGATATTTTGTAAATTTTGAAAGTACCGCGTATAACAGATATACAGTTACCTATCGCTCATTAGCTTATTATTTTGGTAGTGTAGCTGACACTAGATTTACATTTGAATCAGGTAAATTAGTATACGATCCACTCAGTGGTAAAATTTTACAAGACTTTGTAAAAGTATTAGCAACCAATACCCAACCTAGTTCTAATTATCCTTTGACTGCACCGGTTTCTGCTAGTATTATTGGGCAGACCGTTCAGTCTGATGGTTATATTGATGACTTTGAAGTTGAAGTCGCAAGCATTGATGTTAATGATAGAACAGTTGTTGAAAATCCAGATTTCTTTAATCAGATTACTGGTTATGTAACAGGTAATACTAACGTTGGAATTTATGCATTTTTTGAAGAAGTTCAAGATGCAATTAATTTATCTCGCCTACAATTAATACCTACATCAGATGTGGTATATCAGTATTCAACTACTAGTCAAATTGAAGTTGTTAAATATGAATATCCTCAAGGTCAGTTGTTTTATGCATCTTCAGAAAATGTATTTTATATAACTGTGCAAGATGAAACTATTAATACTCCTTATTATGTATTAGTACTGCAACCGCAATATAGTATGAAACCAGGACGTCAAGGTTTGCAGTTTCAATATCGTCATAATAGCAATAACACAACACGTATTGATCCTGCTACAACAAACATTATTGATTTGTATGTAGTAACGCAAGCATACTATACTGCGTATCAAAATTGGATTCAAGATAGTACAGATACTGTACCGTTGCCAAGCAGACCTACTATCAATGAATTAAATCAAGCATATGGTCAAGTACAAGATTTCAAAATGTTAAGTGATAGTGTAGTTTTAAATAGCGTTGTGTTTAAACCATTGTTTGGTCCTAAAGCCGCAAGCGCATTAAGAGCAACTATTAAAGTTATTCAAAATAGTAATACAAATGCCAGTGTGAGTGAAATACGTAGTGCAGTATTAGCTTCAATGGATACCTACTTTGATATTAATAATTGGAGTTTTGGTGACACATTCTATTTCAGTGAATTAGCCGCATATTTACATGCACAAAACGGATCACTAATCAGTTCAGTTGTTTTAGTACCTAATGATCCAACAATGCGTTTTGGAGATTTATATGAAATTAAATGTCAACCATACGAAATATTTGTTAACGCCGCAACTGCCAATGATGTAGTAGTTATAGCTTCACTCACACCCGCCGAATTACAGATAGCATAAGTAATATATAACAATAGAGATTTTAAAAGATGGCAACAAGAATTAGAACGCTAAATTTTCTTCCAGAAATATTTAAAACACCAACCAATGCACAGTTCCTAGCGGCAACCTTAGATCAACTAGTAGCACAACCTAATACTAAAAAGATACAAGGTTATGTGGGTAGTAAATTTGGTTATGGAGTAAATGCGACTGATTACTATGTTACTGAACCTACTAAAGTTAGAACAGATTATCAACTAGATCCTGGAGTTGTATTTTTAAAAGAAAATGATACTACTGCAAATGATTTTATTAGCTATCCCGGTATCGTTGATGGTGTAAAACTTGAAGGTGGATTAACTCAAGATAACAATAGACTATTCAATAGTCAATTCTATTCTTGGGACTCGTTCACTAACTTAGATAAAATAATTAACTTTAATGAATATTACTGGTTACCAGACGGACCTGAACGTGTTATAATCTCTACAGACGTAGTGTTCAATGCTTCCAACTTTCTAGTTCAAAGTTTATCAAATGAATATTTAATTTCTTCTGAGTCTCAGGGTGCGGCAAGCAATCCTACGCTTACTTTATTAAGGGGCGGCTCATATACTTTTAGCGTAAATCAAAATACTCAGTTCTGGATACAAGGTGAACCCGGGGTTACTGGATATAGTCCAACTCAACCTAACGTACAAACACGTAACGTATTTGGAGTAACTAATAACGGCGCTGAAAATGGAGTAATTACATTTGAAGTTCCCGCACAAAATGCATTAAACGAATATAATTTTCCTCCTGGACCTGCTGTAGGAGTTGTGTCTTCATTACCATTTAATCAAATCAATGGTGCAAGAGTAACTGAGATAGGTGGCATTGACGGTGTTACAGCCTTAGAAGGGTTGACCGTTATGTTTTACAATACTGGCATAGCTGATGAAATTGGTTATGTTCAAAAATTTTACGATCAAACATTATTTGATGAAGATGGTGGCGTACCTTATAATGAAGCTACTGATTATCCCGGCACATCTATATTTTACAATAATTACGAAGGTGGTTTTTACAGTCAAGTAAACTCTAACTTTTATACAATTACGTTGTTAGGAGATCAATCTAATCCTATCATTCAACTTACTCCAGCAGGAATCATTCCTACGAATCAAACAATTACACCTACATTTGGTTCTGAATGGGTTAATAGAAATTTTTATAGAAGTGTAGACGGCGCGATTGCCTTAGTTCCATATAATAGTGCAATACTAGACACTCTATATTATCAAGATGGTACTAATCCAAATAAAGTTGGTATTATTAAATTAGTCAATAGTAATGTCACAAATTCTTTAGATGTTGTTACTGAGATTTTAGGAAAGCCGCAATACACTGCACCTAATGGAGTAGTGTTTACTAACGGATTAAAAGTTTTATTTCAGGGTAATGTTACTCCTGAAATTTATAATAATACTGAATTTTATGTTGAAGGTGTAGGAACTGCAATTGAATTAATACCGGTTGCAGACTTAGTTAGTCCCGGTGCATTTGCTGAAGGTACCTATATTCCATTCGACACCGTACCTTATGATGTGGGAAACTATGATTCAAGTTTATATCTTTTAATAGACCCAGATTATATTACTATTGCAAGAAATGCAATTAATAAAAATGCATGGTCACGTAGTAACAGATGGTTTCATGTTGATGTTATAAATGCAACTGCAAATTATAATAATAATCCTGATTTAGCTTTAGTCGCTACAATTTATAATAAAGCATCTCGTCCTATTATAGAATTTTATCCTAACCTTAGTTTGTTTGACTCAGGTGTAATAGGTAAACAACCAATTGACTTTATAGATTTTAGAACTACTGATGCATTTACATTAGTTGCAGGCCAACCTACATATTATCCTGATGTTGCAGGATACACAGGTTATACTGCAACAATTGCACCAGTTTCAGCAGCCATTACAAGTAAAACAGCAACTCAAACAGTTGGTTTTGTAAATCAAATTATATTAAGTCCTGATACAACTGGTTTACACGTTAACGATACTATTGTGTTTGGTTTAGTAACTGCTGGGGGGTTTGTTCCTGGTACTACATACAAAATTGTAACTCCAGGAGACACTGACTTCACCGCAATAGGTGCATCTTCTAACGCTTCAGGCACTGTGTTTGTTGCATCTGGTGCAGGATCAGGAACAGGTACTGCTGGAGATGTTGATTCAGAATTTGGCGGATTAACTGCTGGTGTAACTTATTATATTACTGAAATTGTAGGTAATAGAATAACAATCTCAACTGAAAAACAAGGTACAAATGTTGTCTTGTCATCTGTTGCAGGTTCTATGAGTACGTCAATATATCCATATAGCACAACTATTACTATTGCAACAGATGAAGTATTTGGATTGTTTGAAGTTAACCAATACATTGCAGACTCAACCGGAATTTTTCCTGCAGTAACATTTATTTCTGAAATAGAAGAAGTTGGTTCAAATACTATTTTAACAGTTTCTTGGTACAATCAAGAAGTTATTGCAGGAACTTCAGTTGCATCTATTGTATCTGCTGATACTCCTTTATCTAACTATGCTTTATTTGATGGGGCTAGAGTAGTTTTTGCTGCCGACACTAATTTAAGTGTCAGAGATAAAATATATGTTTCTCGTTTTTCTTCCATCACTGGTACAGGAATTCCGGTAATTACACTTACTGAAGCATTCGACGGGCAAGTATTATCTGATGAACAGACTGCGGTTTACAGAGGATATAATTACAGAGGTCAAGATTTTTACTTTAATGTTGAAAATTGGCAACAAGCACAACAAAAAAATACAATCAATCAGGCTCCTAGATTCGACATATATGATGAAAATAATATAAGTTTTGGTGATAGTACAGTTTATATTGGTACGTCATTCACTGGTTGTACACTATTTCAATATGGATTAGGAACAGGATCAAGTGATCCTATTTTAGGTTTTCCATTACGATATAGTACAGTAAGTAATGTAGGTGATATTAGCTTTGATGTTACATTAGATTCACAAACATTTAATTATGTTCAAGGAACAAATCCAATTACACAAAAAGTGAATACAGGATATGTATATAACTACACATCACGTACTAGCTTTGTAAGACAATTGGGTTGGCAAACAGCAGTATCACCTAGTGTGCAATATCAGATTTTTGAATTTAATTGGGTAATCGACAATCCAGTAACCAATTTTGTATGTGATATAACTCCGGTATCTTCTAGTTCAACTAATTGGCCAACGGTACAAGTTTATATAAACAATACCTATTTACCAGATACAGATTTCACAGTTTCAACTACTGCCGATACAACCACAGTTACTATACCGCAGATTGATGCCGTTAATACAGTAATTCAGGTATTAATACTAAGTGACCAAGTAAGTCCTACTGCATATTATCAAATACCAATCAACTTAAGTAATAACCCTTTCAACCAAGATATAACAACAGTTAATATTGGTGATATTCGTGGGCAATATCAAAGTATATTTTTTAATAATCCAGATACTTTAGGACCAGTATTTGGACGCAACAATTACCGTGATTTAGGAAATCTTGTTCCTTGGGGCAATAGAATTATTCAAAACAGTGCCTCACTAGTATTGCCTGGAACATTCTTACGTAAACAAAATCATAATTTGTTTAATTCAATTTTATACAACAGTAGACAATACATTACATTTAAAAATTTATTAATTGATACTGTAAACAATACTGATTATAGCCGTATGTTAACTCCGGCAGAAATGTTAGATGATGCAATGGATCAAATAACATCTACTAAAACAGATAGTCAACCATTCTTCTGGAGTGACATGTTGCCTTCTAAGGCGCCGTATATTTCAAATACATATTCTTTTGCAAACACCTTAGATGTTAGTATCTATCCTTTAAGTAGAATTTATGATTTTGACAAAGCAAATTATTATGGTGTATTAGTTTATCTAATTAGAGATAGTGTTACTTCACAATTAATTTCTGGGGTAGATTATACGGTAAGCGCAGACACCCCCTCATTAACAATTACATTAGATTTATTGGCTAATGATCAAATTGTTATTAATGAATATAATCAAACATACGGTAGCTATGTACCTAACACTCCTACTAAATTGGGTCTTTACCCGTCAACTATTCCTGCAGTTGTTGTAGATACTGCATATTTTGAACCTACATATTTTATAGTAGGACATGATGGATCATATAACAAATTGTTTGGATCATATGATACTACTACAGGACAATTAGAAGATTTTAGAGATCAAGTTTTACTTGAGTATGAGACACGTGTGTATAATAACTTAAAATTAAGTAACGTTATTCCTATTCAAACATATGAAGTTATACCTGGATTTTTTAGGGATCTCCAATATTCTTATGATGAATTTTTAGAAGTTTATTCTGAATCTTTCTTAGATTGGGTTGGTCAAAATAGAGTTGATTATAAAAGACAATTTTATAATCCAGTAAATGAATTTTCATACAATTACCGTAACAGCGGAAACAAAATAAACAGAGGAGCTATTCAACAGGGATATTTTAGAGGATTGTATTTGTATTATTATGATACAACTACTCCTGATGTAACACCTTGGCAAATGATAGGTTATACAGATCAGCCAACTTGGTGGACTGAGCGTTATGGCCCCGCCCCATATACAAGTGATAACTTAATTTTATGGAACGATTTAGCACAGGGAATAGACTGGAATAATGGTAACCCTGTAGTACTAACAGAATATATTCGTCCTGAGTTATTGCAAGTGTTACCAGTTGATAGTAATGGTGATTTAGTTTCACCTCTTGTTTCTATTGTAGGAAACTATAATAATAATATTTTTAATCGTGACTGGAAAGTCGGCGATGTTGGCCCTACAGAATTTAGTTATCGTAGAAGCAGTACATGGCCATTTGATTTGATGCGTCTTTATGCATTGGCAAAGCCGGCTGATTTCTTTAATTTAGCAGTAGATGTTGACAATTACAAATATAATGCTGAGTTTAATCAATATTTGGTTAATAATAGAAGTCATTTACAATTAGGTAATATACCAGTATATGGTTTAGGAACTCCTGCAACTAGCTATATCAATTGGATTGTTGATTTTGAAAAGCAAGTTGGCATTAATGCAACAACTGATATATCTACCTTATTGAAGAATTTAGATGTACGTTTAGTATATCGTGTAGCAGGATTCTCAGATAAGAATTTGTTAAAGTTTTATGTTGAAAAAAGTTCAGCGAACGCCGCAAACAGTTCATTGTTAATACCTGATGAAAGTTATTCTGTATTATTGTACGATAATCAACCATTTGATAAAATTGTATATTCTGGGGTAATTATTCAAATCACTGAAAATGGTTATCAAGTATACGGTAACTCTCAGACTAACGCATACTTTAAAATTCTATTGCCAAAAAATTCAGGGTACAATGAAACGATTGAAGTTGAAAATCTATCAGTTAAAATAACTGATCAATACACAGATAAAGTTGGTATTATTCCTTATGGCACAGAATTTTATAGTGTTCAGGAAGTTGCACAGTTTTTAAGTTCTTATGGAAAATATCTTGAAAATCAAGGTATGAAATTTGACCAGATAGAAAACGGTATTCCTGTTAATTGGCCACAAATGATTGCTGAGTTTTTATACTGGGCTCAAATAGGTTGGGAAATTGGTAGTATAACTACAATAAATCCTTCCGCTTCTACTTTATTAATTGATAAAGATAGTCATATTGTACAACCATTAACATTAAGACAACGAAACTTTGTATTGAATCAAAACTTGTTTCCAATTCAATCAATCGATTTAAACGTAGTTCGTCAGGGCACTGCATTTACAGCACAACCGTTAAATCAAGGTGATGCAATCAGTTATGGTCAATTTAATATCAGCAACTTTGAACATGGTATTGTTTTTGATAATATTACACTATTCAATGACATAATTTATAATTTGATTACCGGACTACGTCAATATCGTATTTCAGTTCGAGGAGCTAAATCAGCAGATTGGAACGGAACAGTCGATCCGGCAGGCTTTATTCTAAATCAAGATAACATCCAAGAATGGAATAGAGAAATCAAATACACTAAGGGTGAAATTGTTCTTTATAAAAATAGATACTGGACATCTTTGACCATTGTGCAACCTAAAGTACTATTTGATGAACGTGATTGGAAAGAAACTAATTATAACGAAATTCAAAAAGGTTTGTTACCTAACAGCCAAACTCGTTCATATGAAAGTACATTATACTATAACACTGATTCTGCAAATTTAGAAAATGATGCAGATTTATTGAGTTTCAGTTTGATTGGATATCGTCCAAGAGATTACTTAGCACTTGCTGATTTAACAGATATTACGCAAGTAAACGTATACAAGAACATGATTAAACAAAAAGGTACATTGAATGCAGCCAGTGCATTCAAGGGTGCTAATTTACCACAAGGTGGAATTGATTATGACATTTATGAAAATTGGGCTATTAAATCAGGTGAGTATGGTGGTGTACTAAACAACAACTTTATTGAATTTAACCTAAATCAATCATTATTGACTGGTAATCCAAGTATCGTTGGTTTAACTAATGGAGTATTTACTGACGGAGTACAACAAGAAGTACCATTGTATTCTGTGTTTAACTATGGCAGACCAATAACTAGCCCTAATATATTACCTACCATTTCAGCATCTGAACCTTCTTCATTATTCCCTACCGCAGGCTATGTTAATTACAATGACGTTAAAATGTCAAGTTATTATTATTCTGGTTTAGCAACAGCAACTAATGCTAGTGGGACAATAGTACCTATTACTGAATTTTATGTACGTGATTATGTTTGGTTAGCAGACTATCTATCTGATTGGAGAGTTTATACCCCTGTTAGTTTGGGTTCAGTAACAAATGCTAAGAACAATTTAAATGGTACTGTAACTATCACATTTAGCCAGGCTCATAATCTAACAAGATTTCAGTTATTTGGAATAACAAACTTTGATATAGCAATCAATAATTATTATCTAGTGGCAGCAGTTGTTGACCCCTTCAGAGTTATTATTAATCTTTCATTGAATCCTAGTACACTTAATATTGTAGGTCAAGGTATTGGTTTAAGAATGCAAAGTCAACGTGTAGCGACTGCACCTGAAATTGTTGATCTACCGTTACTAAACAATGAATTTACTAAATCAAAAGTTTGGGTTGATGAAAATAACGACGGTAGTTGGGCAGTATATCGTAAGAGTTTGAACTACCAATATGATGCAGAAATAATCAGAGCATCAAGTCAAACATTTGGTAGTGCAGTTGCTTACACAACTCCTATGGGATACTTGATCGGTGATGCAGATGCAGGTCAAGTTTATAGATATACCTACAATGCAGATTTAGATTCTTATACATTAGACCAAGCTATTACAAATGGCACTTCTTTTGGATCATACATATCTTATGCTGATGATTTATTTGTAGTTTCAGAACCAACAAGTGCTACACCTAAAGTATATGTGTATCAATTAATAACCACTACGTTGGTGGATAATATTGATCCTTATCAAACTATTTCTGCCCCAGGTGGAATAACTGATTGGGGTAGTGCAACTGCTATTTCAGGTGATCAAAATTGGTTATATATTTCAGACACTGGTAACGCAAGAGTTTATGCATATCGCAAATCAACTCTTACTAGTTTATATGAGAATGTAGGATATATTTCAGTAGCAGGTTTAACTATTGCTGATAATTTTGGATATTCAATTTCAACCGACTACTACGGTGATACTGTAGTAATTGGCGCACCTGATCAAGATTACAATGTAAACACTGATAATTACGGATATGTGTATGTTTTTGCAAGAACAGTACAGAACTTTATAGTACCTTCTACTAGTCAATCATATATTCCGCAAACATTTGCATTGTCTTGGTCACCTGTCACAGTTACACAAATTGCAACTGCTACAAATAGCACTAATGATAGAATTACAGTTTCAAGTTCTACTGGATTTAGCGTTAACGACCCTGTAGTATTTTCTGGTGATATTTTATCTGCCGGAGCAATTTCTCAAAATACTGTGTATTATGTTTACGATAAACCAACTTCTACTACATTTAGAATTGCATCGACACGTGATGCAATCGCACCAATTGAATTAGCAACACAGTCAGGTCCACCTAATATGACTGTTACTGTACAAACAACACCATTGTTTGTTAATGTCAATGGAATGTTGCTTGAAGATGACACGTATGCAGTTATAGGTTCTACACTATATGTTTACAGTGGGTTAGCCCCTACATTAAATGCAGGTGATATTTTATCTGTAAGTGGATCAAATTTTGTACTAACACAAACATTAGACAATGGTCAAACACCACGCATTGGAGTACAATTTGGTCAAAGTTTAGACACAAATACATATGCTAATGAAATTTTAGTAGGTGCTCCGTTTGAATTAAGTGCTGATAATTATGAAGGTTCTGTACATAGATTTACTAATGGTGGTGAGAAATACGGTTTTATTATTGGTACGGAAGATTGTAATATTACAACTCCAAGAACAATTCTAATAAATGGATATCAAGTTATATTACCAATTGGTAATGCGACGGGCGCTTCAAACTTTATTAATGCAGCCAATATTCCTAACGTTAGCGCAACTACTCTTACTGGTAAACTGGTCATCCAATTGGTTGACATTGCTATTGGATTTATAGGTTCAAAACTTTCATTGACTGTATTGGATTCTGCTACCCCTGCGGAAATGGGAATTGATATATACACAGCAACACAAACTATTGCTTGCCCACACTTAACAGGTTCTACTCAATTCGGAAGTGTAATTAAATTTAATGAGTTTGGATCATTTATTGCTAGTGCCCCTACAGGAACTCGTTACTCAGCTACAACATTTGATTTTACCGACGATGAATTAGATAATGATACTGTATTTGATAACAATGCTACACAGTGGATTGACACATTTACCAATGCTGGTGCAGTATATATGTTTGATTATATTTCTGCATATAATGAAAGTCTAAATAATCCAGGTAAATTTGTATATGCTCAAAGTACAAATGCAGAAAATATTAATTACGGCTCACAACCTTACTATGGTCAGGCATTAGATTTTAATGATAATAGAGTTACAGTAGGAACTCCTAATTTTAGACCAGGATATGATAATGGACAAGTAGTAGCATATACTAGTACTAGTACCGAACAAGACTGGGCAGTATATAGAAGTTCTGCACCTGTTGTTGATATAAATGGTATTGCAAATATTCAATTGTTTAGCGCATCATCTAATACAACATTAGATAACTTAGACTATTTTGATCCGTTGCAAGGAAAATTGTTAGGAGCAATTAGAGAAAACATTGATGTTATTTCTAATTCAGATCCTGCGGCATATAACTCTCCTAATAGTACACAACGAGGTTTAGTATGGGGAGCAGACAAAGTAGGTCAATTATGGTTTAATACATCAAACACAAGATTTGTTAATTATCATCAAAATGACATTGTTTATAACAGTGCATATTGGGGTAGAATTTTCTCAGGTAGTGACGTTGCAGTATATTCATGGGTAGTAAGTAATGTTAACCCACTTAATTATATTGGACCAGGTACTCCGTATAATATTGACGATTATACAGTTCATGGAGTAATCAATGCAGAAGGCACAATTGTTCCATTATATTATTTCTGGGTAAGAAATACAAATATTGTATTTGAAAAGACTGGCAAAACATTAGCTGATTCTACTTTAGAGGCATACATATCTCAACCTCAAAATACAGGTATAAGTTATTTCTCACCACTACAACCTGACATTTTTGCTTTGTATAATGCAGGTGATTATTTAAATGGTAATGATACTGTATTGCATATTGGTTATGCAACAGGAACTAACGATGATCCTACACACAACCAATATGAATTAATTCGTGCTGATTATGCTGATGATTTCTTGCCAGGTCTACCAGGATCAGGCGCCGGATATCAACAATATACCGCAGTAGGTATAACAGAACCTATCTCATTGTATAATAGAATGTTAGATAGTATGTGCGGTGTAGATAATTCTGGCGCAGTAGTACCCAATCCATTCTTACCAAAAGCAGTTCAAACTGGTGTTCTTGCAAGACCAAGACAAAGTTTCTTCTACGATAGATACGATGCACTAAAGAATTATCTACAATATGCCAATGAAGTGTTAGCACAATTTCCAATAACAGAAATCAGAAATCCTTCATTTTTAAATACTAATGGTATTACAAATCCATCAACAGTGGATAATCCTAATTGGAGTGGAAGTGTATTACCATTCTATGATACAACTAATTACTGGAGCTATATTAATTGGTGGGCACCTGGTTATGATAATAACACAAAGTCTGCACTACAAGTTCCAATTTATGCTGACTTGTCAACATTAAATGTTACTCCTGGAACTATTGTTACAGTAGCTACAAATGGCAACGGAAATTCAGAAACATACATCTATGGCGTAGATGGTTCATGGACACGTATTGGGTTAGAAAATGGTACAATTGAATTTAGTAGTGCATTGTGGGATTACTCTACCTATAGATTAGGATTTGGTGATAATTTCTTTGACACTAGACCATATGATGAGTACCCATCAGAAGAAACCAGATATATCATTCGTTCTTTAAATGAAGAAATCTATACTAACGAATTATTAATCTTTAGAAATAAAAGTTTAATTTTATTATTTGAATACATTCAGAGTGAAACATCTGAAAATCAAAATTATTTGCCTTGGTTAAATAAAACATCATTCTTGGATGTATCACATACTATCCGTGAATTACGTCCGATAGAAGTATTCCAATCAGATAATGAGTTATTCTTAGAAGGATACATGAATGAAGTTAAGCCATATCACGTTGTTATTAAAGAATTTTTATTCAAGTATACGGGTATTGATGTATATGAAGGTGATATAACTGATTTTGATTTGCCAGCACAATACAACAGTTCAGTACTACAGTTTATAACACCAGAATTAGTTTATTCTAATCCAAACGGTAATAATCAGTTCTTACCAGACGATCCTATATGGCAAACTGCTCCATATAGTCAATGGTTTAATAATCACGGAGTAAGTATTGTTGGTGAAAACGATTATCCTATATCGGTATTAACATCATATATTGCAACTAATTCAAACTCATGCTATGTTGATAACGTAACTGGATTCCCTGTTACTGGAACAATTTTAATTGGTACTGAGTTGATTGGGTATTCTAGTGTAGATTTACTAACTAATCAACTATTAGGATTAGCAAGAGGAGTACAAAATACTGTAATACAACAACATATTCCAGGAGAGATAATCTTTATTGATTTGCCTGCGGTACTAGTGTTGAATACTGGTAGATTATATGACAATCCTCCTAAAATTACAGCAGTGATTGACACTACAATATATCCTGAACCAACAGTACCTGCACAGTTTGAAGCTATAATGGGCTTAGGTACTGTTATAGGAGTAAACGTCATAAATCCTGGACAAGGATATGCTATATTGCCTAAGATTGTAATTGACCCTTCTGTTGTGGTGGAAGTTAATAGCACTCAAGTAAATATTGCAAATAATACAATAGAACTTACTATACCTACATTACAAACAGGTGATTTAATAGTTTATTATCCAGGTGTAAATAGCACTGCTATAGGTGGATTGAGTTCAGGACAAAAATATTATGTTAATTTATTAGAAGTTTCTCCGGCCCCAATCATAGCACTGTACGCTAGTTATATTGATGCTATTAGAGATCATAACAGAGTATTTTTAAATAGTACTGGTTCAGGAGTTCAAAAATTAAACTTAGGTGCAGTTGCATCTTGTATAACTAGTTCTGTCCCAGTAAGAGAAAATAATATTACTCTACGATTCGATAGAAATTCATATACTTCACAAATAATTGAATGGCAATCAGGTAATTTTTACGGTTCATTTTATGCAGGAAGTTATTCAAATAGTGACCAAGTTTCATCGTCTTCAATAGCGTTGCAAAGCACTCAACCACCAATTGATACTATTTTAGCAGGTGCTCAAGGTGCAACATTTGAAATTTTAGATGCATCAAACGATCAAACATTAACGTGGTCTTCACGTACAAGAGAAACTGTACAAACATACGGACCAGCTACTTTATATCCAAATGCTATTCGAATTAACCCATCAACAGGTGGTTCACCTGTTGCAGGAGAATTAGGTTCTACTGTAGGTTTCTATATAGGAATGCCAGTAAAATTTGTAGGTGCAACTGTAGGAAATCTAGTTAATGAAACTACTTATTATGTAAAATCTTTAGTAGATTTACCTAACACAGTTACATCAGTTCCAGAAGCCACTGGTTTTACTATATCAGCTACTGTTGATGAAAACGGTGTTCCAGGATCAACATTTGTTTTGACAACTGCTACTATTCCGGCTGCTGGTTTACCGATGTACGTAGGTGAAGTTATTAATACTGCATTACTAACTATTAACTATAGTGGCATTAGAAATGCAACAACTACTACATCAGGCACTAACACAATCACAGTATTGCTTACTGCTACTGGACAAGATGGAACTAACGGATTATTTACTGGTGTACCTGTGTACTTTACTGGAGATGTATTTGGTGGAATTTCTGAGAATGAAATTTACTATGTAACCAGTATTACTGGACCACAGACATTCACCATGTCTACTCAAACAAATCCAACAATACTAACTATTACTGAAACAGATTCGGTAACTGACGCAATTACTTGTGATAGTACATTATCTCTTTCTATTAATGAACCAATAGTGTTCACTGGAGACGTATTTGGTAACATTGTTGAGGGCACACAATATTATATTAGAGAACTATTCTCAGGAAATACAACGTTCTCAATTTCTGAAACTATTAACGGACCTGTATTTGCACTTTCATCTGACACTGGTTCTTTCACAATGACAAGTCAAAAGGACACCGTAACATTACAAGATGATACGGGTTCGATGACAATGAACGTTAGCTTGCCAATAAGCCCTGGACAAATCAACGGGCAACTATTTTCATTGTATCCAACTTCTCAACAGTATATAAACCAAACAGGTACGGTTACTAATTTGATAGAAAGAGACATTAATGCAACATTAGCAACAGTAAACAGATTGTGTTTGTCAACTTTTACTGGCGGTATTTTAAATCTATATGTTAACTTTGAGTTCGATGTTGCAAGTAATATAGGTGGACTAACAACATCAGGTGGACCATACACGGTAATTGCTACAGGAACAACTACTGTTAACGTAACAAATACTAGTGGTACAGGTAATTGGTTAACTGTACCACTAGATACTAATCCATATACAACTGACATATTGTATTCTGGAATGCAAATAATATTCAGTGGTGTATCATTGGGTGGCGTATTATTAAATACAGTTTATTATGTAGATACTATTGATGCAAGTCCTCCGGTTGGTGTAGGAAGATTTACTATATCAGAAACTTCTGATTTATCAAGTGGTATATTTGTAGTTACTAACGATAACGGTGACATGGTTGGCACAGGAGATCCATTCATTCAAGTAGCAGATGTACTAACTAATGCAACAGGTCCTGTGATGCTAACACAGACTGTTGGTACTACACCAACGTTTGATGTAAGTTACATATTAGGTGGATACAGAGTAACAATTCAAGATCCGGGTGCTGGATATGCAATTGATAATACGATAACTATTTTAGGAACTAATTTAGGCGGAACCACTACAGCTAATGATTTAGTAATGACAGTTTCTTCTATAAATGCTACGGGCGGAATAGTATCTACTATATGTAATGGAACACCTGCAGGCACCATTGATCAATATTATTTTAAAGTTGTATCAGAAAATCAAGTAGAAGTTTACGAAAATGCAGCCTTAAGTGTTCCGGTAAGTGGACAAAATTTCCCTTATACAGGAATTACTTCAACTACTGCGACAATTGCAACTGCTTCAAATGATAGATTTACAGTGACTAGTTCAGCCGACTTTGGTGTAAATGATCCTGTGTTCTTTACAGGAAATGTGTTTGGTGGAGTAATATTAGGACAAGAATATTATATCTTATCAAAGCCAACAAGCACTACTGTTACTATTTCAGAAACCGTGGCTGGTACAGTGTTTAATGTTACGACTGACACTACAGGTTCAATGACAATGGCAAAATCAGGTGATTATGCATTTTTACCAGAACCATTCTTCTTTAGTCCTAGTATTGTAAAATATAATAATCGTGTTTATCAATGTATTGTAAGCAACAACGATCCTGACTTTATTTTAGGCAAGTGGGAATTATTAGAACCAGGTAGTAGAAAACTTAACGGATTAGATAGAGTCATTGCATATTACAATCCTACTGTAAATATGCCGGGTGTTGATCTAACTCAGCTAGTTACTGGCATAACATATCCTAACAGTACATATTTAGGTAATGCGTTTGCCCCAGATGATGAATTTACAGTAGATGTTAATTTAACAGATCAACCGTTTTACCCAACAGGAATTAATTTAAGAACTATTATTTGGAATGGTGTTGCCTATCTTGCAGGATCAAACACAGAAACATATTCATCTATTAATTTAAGCGAAACTGGTTCATCTTGGATTATTAATAAAATTTCTAATCAATCAATTGGTATTACTGATTTGCTTTTTGCAGGAGGTAGCTATGTATTAACCTCTAATAATTCAGCTACTCCTATATTAATAAGTGACAATGGATTCACTTGGATTAGTAATGGAACATTTACTCCGTTTGACTCAACCCCATATGATATAACAACTTTTGATATATCTTCAGTGAATGTACCTTCTCTGTCATTGAACGGAGTAACTTACTATAACGGAATATACATTGCAGTAGGAAATAACATCATTTCGTCTACTGATTTATATTCATGGACAGAACGTTATGCATTTACAAGCACCGTATTATCAAATGTATTAAACGCTGTGGCTTACGTTAGCACTCCTGGATATACTGGATTTATTGCAGTAGGATTGGGTCAACGTTTAATTAGTGGCGTCGCAGTAAATGTCGCATTAATCTTTACTAGCACAGATGGGTTCAACTGGAATCAAGTATCGTTTACTGATACTATATTCTCGTTAAATGCAATTGCATCAAACAGCGGCAGTATTGTTACAGTTGGTGATAATGGTGTTATATATGCTAGTTTCAATGCTGTTGAATGGTTTGCACAAACCTCACCAGTATCAGAAAACTTAAACGACATTATATGGGATAGTTATAACAATCAATACATTGCAGTTGGCGACAACGGAACTATATTAACAGGTGATGCTAATGGTAATGCATGGACAGTACAAGTATCTGGCACAACAGAAGATATTCAAAGTGTTGTTTGGAACAATGATGATAGCATTTATATTGTTGTTGGATTAAACAATACAATTTTACAAAGTGCTGACGCTATAACATGGGTCTCAATTGCTACATTCGAAGTATTACCTTCAGTATATGATATTCAAGGCGATGCATTTACTGCTGGTTATGGTCCAGAAGAAATGGTTCCTGGTGTAGTATCTGACACTATTACTATGACTGTTGCAACTCGTCCAGGAACTAACTGGGATGAAACTGTTTATCAACATGTTGGCTATAATGTAGTTTCTATTGAACTGTCACCAGTTGATGCAATACAAACAGAGTATAGTTTTATAAATGTAACTTCTACTCCTGCACAATTAAGTGTGTTTGTTATCGACTATACAACAGAATTAAGCACAACAATTTATCAAGGTACTGACTATACAATTGATTGGATTAATAAAGTTATAACATTAACAACTCCGTTAAGTTTTGTTACAGAAGGTACATCAGACAGATTACGTATTGATGTATATGAAGTTGGTAATGGTGATCAGTTAGTAAAAGCAAATACAGAAACTGATCCTATTAGATTAAATGTTACTACTGGATTTCAAGAAATATATGTAAATGCTAATTATAGTGCAGACATTTATCAAGGATCAGGTATTATTAGGCCTAGTACTACTCCATTAGAAGCAATTGCGATTGCAACTAGTGAATCAACAGACGCAATTACATGCGAAAGTGTTGAGAATTTTGTGTTGAACGGTTCAATTACCTTTAGCGGAGCAGTGTTTGGTGGAATAGTAGAAGATCAAGTTTATTATGTAAAATCTATTAGTTATGTGTCAAACAGAATTACTATTTCTGAAATATTTAATGTAGGTTCAGGAACAGCAGGCGCAACATTCCCGTTGACTAATGCAACCGGATCAATGACTGCAATCATTCAAGTTGGTACCGGTACAGTGTGGACAACACCTAGTGTATTTCACAATGGTACTAAATTGGTGTTGGGTCATACTGCAACCATAACTAGAACTAACGCAGGAACCAATACTATAACTACAAACACTACCGGTGACTTAGTTCCTGACCTATCTATTAAGTTTAGCTCAACTATGTTCGGTGGAATAATTGTTCCTTTGCAAACATATTACATCAAAACAATATATGACGCAAATGAATTTACAATTTCAGAAACACCCGGGGGTGCAGTATTAGAATTGACTGACGCTACCGGCGGTGCAATTTTTGTATCAGGTGATTATGCAATTGGTATTGCAGACAACGGAATTACTGCGTCAGTATTATTAGCAAACGAATATGATACATCAGTAGATTATATCACTTATACTTTCTTCGGAGAAACATTGCCTGTACAATATGGTTACACAATTCCAGAAGTACAAACATTTATTGGTGATGGATCAACTGCATCATTTACATTAACTAATTACATAGGTGATAGTAATATCACAAGTGCTATTGTTGAAATTAATGGTATAAGACAAACTATTTCTGCGTATACTATAAGTTCTACTACAAATACTATATTGTTTAACACACCTCCGTCGAACGGATCAACTATAGCGATTACCTCATATAACTTGACAGACCGTCAATATTTTAACACACAATACGGCATTACAGGTTCTTCTGGTGCAACTACAACCACTATTGTTGTTAGTGACACAGTTCACAGTGTAGGCACGTTTGACCAAGATACTCCTACTGTGGAAACATTTGACCAAGATACTCCTACTGTAGTTTTATATGACCAAGAATTAAATTATTTAACTTTGGGTTCAGGCTCAACAAGTAGTCTATCGATTAATTTCCCAATCGTATTCCAAGCTCCTACATTGGGTGGATTAGTCGCTGGACAAATTTATTATGTAGTGGAAATTTTAAACTCAACAGATTTTGTAATATCTACACAAGTGGACGGATTGCCCACAACGGTTACTACTGATAGTGGGACAATGAATGGTGTAGTTAATGGTTTAACTGTTGCTAATATAGTTAATATTAATAATGCTATTTCTAGTCCTTTGGCAACAGTATTAGTGACAGGGACTATAGGTGGTGCATCAGATTATGTAGTGTGTGGTAATACAATT